CATTTGGATTGGATTTATCTAAAACTGTATAATTACTTTTCCACCCTTTAAAAGGTAATGGTTTGTTTGCAATATTAATAATTGCTGTCTCTTTAGGATCTAATGTTCTAATAGACGTTGATTTACCTGAGCCAGACTCAGCTATAACTAACACACTGTTTGCCATACTTATTTATTTAATTTTGGTTTCTATTTTCTCTATACTTTTAGCTATCCTTTGCAACACTTCTACTAAACCTCTAAAAGAATAAGTTTCATCCGGATTTGGAAGATCTGAAATTTCTTCAAGTGTAAAAATATCATTTTTATTTTGATTTGCTGTAACATCACTAACTACTTTTAGTTCTGATGCAGGAATAATATGTCTTTGAAATCCGCTATTAGACTCAATCATTTCATATTCACTTTTCCAATGTGGATTATATTTATGTAAATACAATGTTCTTTTTGGATCTTCTGAATCATAATCTATACTTACAAATTCTGTATAAATATCTTTATTTCTTTCAAGCTCACTTGGAAAGAAACTTACATGTAGTTCATCCTTACCAGAGGGCCTGTAAGCCATCTTAGGAATATATGCTGCGCTAATTATACCTTCTGTTTGAAAGTAGTCTTCATGCAGCTCTCTCAATACTGCAACTTTTTTTTTGCGTTCTTCTGGAGTCATTTTTAAAGTTTTAAATTCTAATATTTTTGTTGTTATCATCTACGTTCTTCTTGTGAAGGAGTATCCATTTCTGCAATTTCCATTTTTTCAAACATTGCTTTAAAGAAACTCATTCTGGTGTCACCATTACGCGCTTTAAGAAAGTGTAATACTAAAGTTCTATCATCTTCTATGATATATCTATCTGGGCCATAAAGCCTAATCTTTTGCTTTGCCGGTCTGTTAATACCTATTAAAGTATCAGCATGTTGTAACATAGCATCAGAACCAAATATATCTGATTCAAGAATAAAGTTTCCATACTTACCTTGTTGTGCACGTTCTGGATTATCAATGTTTCTATTTAATTGTGATAATGCAATAAACATAACCGGGTAATCACGTTTTGTTTGTGTAAAAAACTCACCTAACTCAAACAACATATCTAAACTGTTATTTTGATAAGGAGCTCTCTTTACAAGCATAGTGTGATCTAAAGTAATTATAGTTTTTTTCCCTTTATGCAAATTCATATACATATCAATTTGATCACGCATTTGATTTACAGTCATTGGTGTAGATATAATATCTACTGGGTATTTAACTCTTTCTTTAGCATACTCATGACATGTATTAAGGACATCTTGTGTAAGTTGATGGCCTGCACTACATAATTCTTTATATGTTTTACCGGTGTGTGATGAAAATTGTCTTAATGCTGAGGTTCTACCCACCATCTCAAACTGAAATTCTAATACTCTAAAATCATCATTAGGATTTAATGTAAATGATTCCCTAATTATCTGATCTTTAATAAGAGTCTTACCTGAACCAGGTCTACCACCAATAACTGTTAGAGTGTTCCATTCTAAACCATCAGTAGTAGCATCATTAAATTTTGGCCACGGTGTATATATAGATTTCTCTTCTCCATTTGATCTCCTAAGCATATACTTAAGAGCTTCATTAAATGAAGCATATTGTCCTGCCCATGCTTCTGTTGGTTTACTCATTTTCTATTGTGTATATAATACTTTCTATATTATCAATGCTGTCATTACATGACTGTTTATCTGGAACCCATGTTCCATCTCTTAGCATTTGAAAATCTTCAAGTACAAGGTTTAACTTATTTAATACTTCTGTTATTTTATTTGGTGCCATGTTATACTACTTTTTCTTTAAATGTGTGTATTTCTGTTTGAACTCCATCTTTAATCATGTCACAGTAATCTGATAAAGCTGAGGTTTTTACTCTGTGCTTATCTTGCTTACAAATAAAGTATTGACTTGTTGACATATATAAATAGTCTGTTGCTCTATATTCATTAACATACATTTTAGTAGCTTTCATAACTAATTGCCAATCATACTCATAAGTTTCAAAAAACCACCTAAATGATTCAGCCAAAGCTTTTACATTTTGTCTTGCTGGTTTACCATGTGGTAATTTACCTGCAGGAAATACTGTTCTATAAGCTTCAATATGTGTTAAAAACTCTTTCCCCATTAATTGGATGTTAGTTTTCTTCTTGGCTTTTATAAAGTAATTATCATACTTTGTAATAAAGGTTTTACCTTTAGTTGTTATTATATATGGATTATCTAACTCTTTAGTTATAAATCCTTCTTCAAGTAATGCTTGTAAATCTTCTGGTAGGTTAGGTAATTTAACCTGAGTCTTTTCTTTAAGACTATATAGAAGTAGGCACTGATTGGGTGTTAAGCGTTCCGCTATGATTTTTTGGAGTAGTTCCCACATATTTTTGTATTATTTTTGTAACTTTTTGCATTGCTTTCACATAATCTTTATCTTTTATGTGAAGCATGTCTTCAACACTATTTTTACCATGTATAACACTAGAATGATCTCTATTAACATGTTTTCCAACATGATCACATGTATATTTAGCATGATAACCTAAATAACAATAGATTTTTCTAAACATTACAATTTCTCTTTTACGTAAAAGAACGCTGAGGTTTGTGTAGTTTATATAATCAGGATACATTTCATGCATTACTTGAACACAAGCTTTTTCTATTTGAGAAACTGTGGGTCTCATATAACCAGAACTTCTTAATTTCTCATATATATAAACATCTACACCATATTTATCAAGTAGTGTTTTTTTAAATTGAGCTATTTCTAAGTCTAGGTTAATTAGTTGATTGTTAAGCATTTGGTTTATTTTACTGTTTACAAATTTATGAAATTGCTACCATTTTATCAAGCTTTTTCCTTGATTTTTTAGATGCAAATTAATTTTATTAAACACATTTTCACCGTCCCACTTTTTGTTTTTATACAAAGCAGATGACGGGTGTTTAAGCTTGATTGATGTATGATTAGATAGGTAAACTTCCCATTCAAAGGTTTTTTTACCAAACATAACAACATAGTAATTACATTTATCTTTATTTAATTCATATAACAAATATGTTATAAATGAATGCCATATCATGTAATGAGATCCAACTCTATTAATTTCAGTTGTAATAGTTGAATTTAGTAATAATACACCTTGGTTTGCCCACACTGTTAAATCAGTGATTCTTCTTTCTATAATGTTATTGTCTTCTTGATAATCTAAAATGTAATTAAGTATATAGTCAGGTACTCTTGTTTTTCCTGAACTAAATGCTAAACCATCAGCCTCACCTATTTGAGGTGATGGACCTTGATTAATCATTATTACTTTTAAATCTTCTTTTTTACATTCTATAAAAGGTTTAAACCAATCTAATATGCCTGGTGTAAATCTTCTGTTGCTATTTACTTCATCTAACAATTTAGTTAAAATGTGTTCAAAGCCAATAGAATCAATAAATGGATACAACAATTTTTCCCAACCTGAATTTTCTAACTGTTCTTTTATTACTTTTTTCTTTTCTAATATATTTATTGTTTTTTTTTCCATAAATGATTACATTTGTTAAAAATATTTATTATGTCTGATTACAAATTAGCACCACAATATGATACCAGTAAGAATATTACAGGTATTGAAGTACATACAAATTATATAGCAGGTTTAGATTTAATACTACTAAATTACTTTACTAGTGTAGTTCCTGACCCATCAACTTTAAAAGATACATTTGCAAAATTTGAAAAGATTGTTGTAAATCAAGATAAAAGTATAATCTTAGAAGACTATGAGCAACAAATCTATACTTTGTTTTCATTGCAACAACTTTTTAAAGCTAAAGCAAAAGAACAAAATCTTATTATAGATGATGGCCGTATGATAACTGAACAAGAAATGACTGATTCACTTAAGAGTACTAATTTAGATAAGGATGCAATAGATATTCTTTTAAAATTAACTAAAGAACCAAAGAAATCATCTTAAGTTCATATTGCTAAAATCTCCAGCTTCAATACAAGCTTGTATAGCAAGATTTAGCTCTTCTTTATCACATTTAGCAAAAGACTTGCAGTATTCTGTATTATTTTTCATAAAACAGAGTCCTGCTTTTCTTTTTATCTGAAGTTTCATTTCTTCAAAAGTATAACCTATTTCATTTGCAAGTTCTCTACACATAGCGTGTATTCTTGCAAGTTGAGCATTGGTACCTTTTCCGTCATTAACACTAATGAATATTTCTACATTAGCTCCTTCAGTTGTATTAGCTAAAAAATTAAGCAATCTTTTCTTATCTGCATTTAAAGGGTAATCAATTTGACCACCCTTTATTATAGCATTTAATGATATATTGTTTTTCATCTGTAGTTTTTTTCTAGTATTTCTTCTTCTAAAGATTCTAAATCATAATCCCATATTGGTAATATATCAACTCTAAGCTCTTTGTTATTTTTATCTTTTAAGATAGTGAATACTGCTAATATTTCTACACTTGGTGGATAACCTGGTGTTCCTGGATCACCGTTTGATTCTGTCCAAACTGTTGGTTCTCCTTCATCATAAAGATATTCTACTTCTACTTCTAATCCGTCTATTGTATCTATATGTTCCATATTATTTAAATCTTAAAGCGTTATCAACTTCAATATAACTTTGACCACATGCATCACAATTAATTGCTAAATTTTCATTTTGCATTAAAGTTTGTCTATTACAATTAGGACAAGGTGTATCTTTATGTACCCACTGTGTAGCGGCATCTTCATTTAAAGTTCTTTGATAATTTTCATAAGAACCATACTCTTTCTGGATCATGTCCATAAGAACTTCTTTCATTTTTCCCATGATTATTGTTTTAAAGGATTATAATGTTTAATTTTTGTTTGATCAAAACCTTTTAATGATGTCTCAACCCATCTTTCATCTTGTGTACCTTTGTACATTAGAATGTGACATATTGCTGTATCATTAGGATTTAATCTTAACAGTCTACCAATTCTTTGTGCAGTCTTTCTTTCATTACCATACGCATGCATAATAACTCCTTGTTTAAGATTAGGTATTGATATACCCTCACTTAATTGAGCTACACAAGATAGTTTATCTATTCTTCCATCTGAAAATAACTCAAGGTTATAATCAGATTGTGGATTATTAGAATGATAACTATGCTTACAAATTCTATCTGCTTGATCTTGTGTATTAGCAAATACAATAGCTTTACTTGAAAGATTACTAAGCAGTGCTTTAGTATATACTTCTTTAGTAGTATAGTCCATCAAAGCTCTCATACGCATAATAGAAGCAAATTGCTTTTGTTTAGGTGTATTAGCCTCAGCTACTCTTTGAGTTACGTAGTTATAATCTTTTAATTCAGTTGTATGCCAAAAACCACCCTTCTTGTTCTTCTTTTTATAATTTGGAACTTGAGATAAAGTTAATTCATGTACTACAATTGAATAGTTATTTAAGATTTTACCTTCAGTTGCTTCATCAACAGAGAATTCATATTTAATAGGGCAATATTTTGCAACCATTCTATACTTTTCTGTTCCTGATCTTACTGGTGGTGTACCTGTTAAACCCAGTATTTTTCCTGTAAATTTTGACAAGAAAAGTTCATGTTTGTCTAACAAGCTATGGCATTCATCTAAATAGACAACATCATAATCATTAGGTTCATGTTTCTTTAATGATAAATATGTAGTAAACGTTATGTGTTTAACTAAGGATTCTATTCCCATTTTACCTAATTCATCAATCCAAGACTGTGCTACTGCATTTTTTGGTATTACTACCAAGGCTTTTATAAAAGGATTATAGTTTCTTTGTAAGTGTTGTATAGCAATTCTTGTTTTACCTACACCCATTGATACGCCTAATCCACATCTTTTATGTTGCACAGCTATAGCTAATGCATCTTTTTGTACTACTTCTCTGTATGTCATTTTAAAATCTTAAAAGGCTTAATCTTCTTTGGTATTTTTTTATAAGCTTTGCGTTGTTATTTAAATGAACTTCTGTTTTCTTAGTCCACTTACCAGTTTTCTGTGCATCAAGTACAGTATTGATAGTGTCCCACTGTAATTTAGTTACATAATCAGATATAGCAGCTTTATGTTTTTGTTTTTTATAAATACGTATCATATATAAGATATAATGTTACTAATATTAATACAAAATATGAATACAATATAACTTTCATTGCTGTTTTATATTGTCTTTCAGTTTTACCTTGACCTAAACCTTTTGATTCATAGTATTCTTTACGGCTTTTAATAAATTTTTCTTTCATCTTGCTTTTTTTATGATTAATGTCTTGATTCAGAAAATCCTAATTCTTTTGCTTCATGAGGATGTTCTTCTATCCATGTGTGACACTGTCTACATACAGATAACCAAGTACTTACTTTAAGGTGATATTTACCACGTCCTTTTTTGTGATGAACATCAGTTGATGGCCCATTACATACAGGAAGTGCTGCTTCACACATTGGTTTCTGTTCCATAAATTTCTTGCGTAATTTACTATACGCTAAATCTGTGGTTTGCATTCTCTTTGATTTTGGATTCAAAGGTTTTCTAGCTTTCAATGGTTTTTTAGTTTCCATTGATCTATACCAGCAACTTTTGCAATACCGGCTGCCTTTATCATTTTTCCAAATGAACTGCTCAGTATTGCAATTGTTACATATTTTCTTTTTTGTCTTCATTATTTCAAAGATAAAAAGTTTCTAGGTAATAAGCCTTTATTCATATAGAATAGTATCAAGTCTTCATACTTAATTCCTAAATCTTTTAAAGACATAGTATTAATGTATTCATGGTCTATCTCATCCACAGGGATTGAGTTTAAGTATTCACCAGCTCCAGTCTTAGTAAAATTACCAAGGATTTTTGCTGCATACTTATTGCAAATTACTTGTTTCCAAGCATTAACTTCACGTTGACCACGTTGCCAAACTTTTTTTACACGTCTTTTCTTATCCCAGTGTAAATTGGATTGTTCTTCAGGTTTATAAATGTTTAAACCGTGTAACACTCTCTTAAATAAGAAATGTTGTTGAGGATTTAACTTTGTATAAACAAGTTTCTGAGCAATAATCTCAGGTTGTAACTGATATTCAGACAATAAGCCTAAATACATATAGCGGGACTCTCTTGCTTGCAGAATAGCTATATTATTCTGAAGCTCTAAGGTTTGTTTTTGTTCTTGTGTTAGCATGTGTGAAAGGATGTAAAATGGTTAGTAAATAAAAAAGCCCCAGTATTTCTACTGAGGCTCTTTAATAATTAATGAGTTAAAGTTTATAACTCAAATGTAGATTCTTCTAAGACTTCTACTTCTTCTTGTTCATTGACAACTACTTCAGTGTCATTAGCTTCTTCAATAGCATCTTCAAGATCTACTTGATTATCAGTAGTCTTGTCTTCTATATCAAATGCTTGTTCTGGTGTTACTACTGCTACTGGCTTAGATTTGTTTATCTTAAGCATTTTAGCATCAACAGGTGCATTATTAGCTGAACGTATTGCATCACCATTAGTATGGTCAAGTAATATGTTTTCAGCTGTTACATCTTCAGTAAAGAATGTTTTCCTATAAATAGGTTCACCATGTACACAACAAATAATACCAGTGTTACCTGCTATTTTATAATCTCTATCAGAGTTTTCTGTACTAAATGGTGTAAGCTGTTCTTTAACAATAATTTTACCAGATAATTCAGTTTTGTTTTGAACATCCATGCTACGTAAGCTTTCTAACTCACCGTGTAACAGTGTACTAAGTGGTATTTTCTTAACAAAACCATTTGTTACTTTATGGCTGTCTTGTGATAGTCTTACATATCCAAACTCAGGATTATTAGACATACGGATTACGTTCCCTAACTCATCAGGGACAATTTGAACTTTGTTTTGCATTTTTCTTTGGTTTTAAAAAATTAGATTTATATGATATTATGTGTCATCTCTGTGAAAGTAATCATCATCTAGCTTTTCTTGTACATCAACATCAAATAAATCATGGGAGAATTCTTCATCTTCTAGAAGAGTTTCAACCATAGTGATTTCTTTGTCATCTGTTGTTTTACAAAATAAGTTATAGAAAGGATTACCACACTCATGACTGTATGCAGTACTTAAACCATTAAGGTCTTTAAGTTCTGTATCATTTAGATCTAGGAATTGCTCCACTGATAGTTCTATTATACGTCCATTTGGTAATTGGTAAATCATTTTTTGTACATAGTATATATGTAAAAGTAATAATTTAAAACGTATTGATACAGTAATTATAACCTATATAAGGTTAAGTACTCTAAATAAACAGCATATATATAGCTATGTATTTTATTTTAATTTTAGAACTCTACCTGTTCTGGCAATATAACCTTTGGATTTCAGTTCCTTTATCAGTTTATCCGTGTATCTGGTAGAGATATTTAAATAATCTGACAGGGTTGATATGGAAGGGAAGCACTCTCTTTGCTTATTTGCATAAGTACATAATAAACTATATAATGCTTTAGCACCCAGGCTTAACTCAGGATCTTCAATAACTTCCTTAGAAACTATTCCAAACCTGTAGTTCTTGGACATAATTTTTAAGTATTATTCTGATAGCTTCTCTGTTATTTTCTACTTGGCTTAGATTGCTATCTCTCATCTTATACTTTTTTTCCATATAAGGTCCAAAGTTAACTACTTGTCTGTGTAGTAATTTCTTCAAGGTTTTCCAGTCCTTGATTTCTTTTCTTAGGAGTTCTTTTGAGATCTTTGCCATGAGTTAAACTTTTAAAATATGATATTTGAGATTTATTAATTATATTTAAACTTGAAGTATTTATAGTCTCATCATAATGTTTCATCTTACCATCTGTGTCATGGTAAAATAATATGGTTTTAACTCTACCATAAAAAGGATCATAATCATTACCCCAACCTTCATCATTAACTATTTTACCGTAGACTTCATAGTCATCAGTACATAAGCCTAGATCTTTTAAAGTATCATAGTTAAATTTATCACCTTGATGATACTTTGGTGCTATTGTGGTAAAGTAATCTCCTTGTTTGGTTATTATACTTCCTTTGTTATGCAGTAAATGTAATAAATATTCCATTCTTGAAGACCCATTACAGGCTTTCATTACTGCTTTAACAAATAAGCTTTTATCTATAGACTTGTTATCTAATGCAGATACAAGTAAGTTGTATACGGTTTGTTCTGATATTGTTGTAGACATAATTTCTTTTATAAAAGAATGCAACCTTACCCAGGAATTCCCAGGTAAGATCCATTCACCACTTAAACATACATCACCATGTTTAACATTTATGATCCCACAGTAGTAAGATCATTATATAAGATATAGAAGTACTGGTATTGTTAGTACGATCTATAGTGCGTGTTTGTTTTTAAGTCTGATAGTTATTATCTCTTTTTCCATATGATTTCAATCATAAGAAAAGGTATTATGATAGCTGCTCTATCATACTGCCAAGCTATTCCAAGCCCAATGAATTCAGCGTAGCCAAATTTGATTTTTAAATTTTTCATAAAGTGTATATTAAGATATTAATTGGTTAAGAATAAGATGTGACGTAAGCCATGTATGATTCATCATCATTATTATGATCACCAACTACAATGTATTCTTCTATTGCAGCTACTTCACGTAACGATATGTTCTCTAATAGGCCTTCATTTAACTCTTCTAAAGTTAAGCCTTCTAATTTTTCATTCTTAACACGTTGTATATCTCCATCACTGTTACGTATGATAGTATTGTGTGTGTCTTGAAAGTGTGTAAGCACAATGTTTCCATTGAGCATAGCAAATCTGCTTGGTTCTTTAATGTGTATTCTCATGATTGATAAGATTAAGTGGTTGATAAATGTAAAAGGGATAGTCTATCTATCCCAATCTGTAAGTTTGTGTTTCTTGTTGGTTGTCTCCAAATGAGTAAGTACGGTATTTTCTCATCTTTTTACATCCACGTTTGGATGATCCGCATGATTGTAGTACTGGTGTAACCAGAAACAATGCAAGTAATAAGTAAAGTGATTTAGTTTTCATAGTTCTTATGATTAAATGGTTAGTGATTATTTTTTTTTTCTTTTGCTGTTAGCATTGACGGTATATACATTGTGAATACGCCTAATACGAAGAACATAATAGAGATTTGCCAGTTACCTTCTCCTGATGAGTGGTGTGCAACTCTAAATAGATTGAATGCTACAAAATAAGCAGCAATGTGTACGCTAATTCTAGTAAATTTATCCATGATATGATTTTGTTAAGTGGTTTGTAAAAAAAGCCAGTCTATTTTATCCAACTTCAACTGGCACGGTTGTCCTATGAGAATTACATTATTGCTTTACATAGTTAGGAATAAGTCATTTGATTATCAGGTGAGACCAACACCTACCAACATACTCATTGGTTGATTAGACACTATAGGTAATTAACCTACTTCACTTCATGTGTGTCACACTAGTTTAGAATTACCTAAACACGTATTTTTAGTCTATAGCAATCATTCAGGTTTTAACGCATAACCTTATTTCCCTGATTCTTTACTCACTCAACCAATTGTTATGGTATCTACCCTTGTTTTACAAGTGAGGTTATCTTTGCTTTTAGACTTTAATAGAAAACTAGTCAAGGCCACGATGATGAGTCTATTGTATGCAGTTACATAC